GCTGCTGGCCGCGGTTGGTGTCCCGGAGGGTCAATATAAGTTTGTTGACCAGTTCGCGTATAGGAATCAGATTCCGGATCAGGTGTTGGCGGCGTTGTATTCGTCGGCTGATGTGTTGTTGTCGGTGTCGATGGGTGAGGGTTTCGGTATTCCGGTGATTGAGGCGCAGGCGTGTGGGACGCCGGTGATTGTCAGTGATTGGACGGCGCAGCCTGAGTTGTGTGGTGATGGTTGGGTTGTGGCGTCGCAGCCTGATTGGGATCCGATGCAGGATTCGTGGTTCTGCACTCCGCTGGTCAGTGAGATTGTGAATGCGTTGGAGCAGGCGTATTCCCGTGGCGGCGGTCATTCGGATAAGGCCGTCGAGTGGGCACAGGAATATTCCGCGGATCGTGTGTTCGATGAGCATTGGCGGCCACTATTGGAGGCATTGTGACGGGTTGGTTTGACTCGAATCGTGGATTGCTTGGTCATCGAGCACAAGCGTTTGATTTCTTTGTTCAGAATCTGCCTGCTGCGCCGATGATTGTTGAGACTGGTTCGTTGCGTTCACCAGGTGAGGTGATGGGTGACGGTAATGCGACGATGTTGTTTGATGAGTTGACTGCAGCATCAGGCATGGTTTATTCCATTGATATTGATGCGTCTTGTGGCGATAATATCGCGAAGCATTGCGGGAATCAGGTTCAGTTCGTTGAGGGTGATTCGCATAAGGTGTTGCGTGAGCTCGTGGGTTTAGTGAAACATATCGATTTGTTATATCTGGATTCGTTGGATGTTGATTTCGAGGCTGATGAGTTGGCTGCCCGTCACGCGTTACGCGAATGCCAGTATTCGTTGCCGATGTTGGGTAAGAAGTCGTTCGTTGCTGTGGATGATAACGATTCACAAGGTCGTGGAAAGGGTAGACTTGTGCACGAGTTCGCTGATTTGAAGGGTTGGCAGCTCGTCGTTGATGGTTATGTGAAGGTTTGGAGTTGCGCTCATGGCAATCGCTAACGGGTATGCCTCACTGGCTGAGGTGAAGGCTGCTGCCCGGATTACTGACACGGTGGATGACACGTTGTTGGAGATTGCTATCGAGTCGGCGTCTCGGGCTATTGATGGGCATACGCACCGTAACTTTTTTGTTGCTGGGACGGTTGCGACGGCTCGAGTATTTGCTGCTACTAATTCGGATTTCGTGTGGGTTGATGATTTCGCGTCGACCAGTGGGTTTGCTCTTGCCACGTCCGATAACCTTGATGCTGTCTATTCGACGACATGGGGCACCGCTGATTACCAGTTGGAGCCTCTGAATGGGGTCTCTGACGGTGTTTCGTGGCCGTACACGAGGATTCGCTCCACCGGCAATAAAGGCTTCCCGTATGGCTCGTCTTTGGCTGGTGTGCAGGTCACTGCCCGTTGGGGCTGGTCAGCCGTGCCGACTGCTATCAAACAGGCGTGCATCATTCTTGCTGGCCGCCAGTTCAAGCGTTACGACTCGCCTTTGGGTGTTGCTGGGTTCGGTGACCTTGGGGCGATGCGGGTCAGTCGTGTTGATCCTGATGTGGCGACCCTGATTGAGCCGTATGTGTTGAGCCGGAACCTGGTCTGATGGCTACCACATCCGCGACCGTGACTGGTATTCGTACAGGTTTGGCATCGACGCTCGGCACCATTCGAGGGCTTCGTACTGCTGCTGTCGTCCCGGAAGACCCGAAACCACCGATCGCCGTGGTCATGGCACCGAATATTTCTTATGATTCTGCGTTCGGTCGGGGCATGGATTCGTATTCGTTCACGGTACTTGTGGTTGTTGGTCGGGTTAGTGACCGTACAGCGCAGTCAACGATTGATGCTTACTGTTCAGGTGTCGGCACATATTCGATAAAGGCTGCTATAAACTCTGACCCGACCCTCGGCGGTGCGTGTCAGTCGGCGAGAGTTACCGAGATGAGCAACTATGGTTCGCTCAGTATCGGTGATACGGAATACCTGTCAGCTGAGTTCACTGTCCAGGTTTACGCCTAAGAAGAATAAGAAAGAAGGGTCATCGTGGCAAAGTTCGCCGCTACCGACTACAACATCAAAATCACGAACGCGTCAGTTGGCACCGCCATTGACTTGTCGTCGAGCATCGCCAGTGTCGAGCTGAACTTCGGCTATGACGAGATTGATGTGACGGCGTTCTCCAACCCCGGCAAGGTGTCTGCTCAGGGTTTGATCACTGGTGACATCAAGATTGATTTCCATCAGGATTTCGCTGGTGGTACTGCGTCGCTGGATGCTCGTTTGTGGACGTTGACCACTGCCACGACTCTAACCACTGTGATTATCACTCCGACTAGCAGCACTGTCGGCACGAATAACCCGTCGTACACGGCCACCTGCCGTCCGCTGCAATACAGCCCAGTGGCGTCCAGCGTCGGCGACCTGGCGACTGTGTCTGTGACGTGGCCGCTGGTCGCTAACGGCACCGTGTCACCGGTTGTGCGTGCCGTTGTCTAATGCTGAACATTGACCTAGCCGTTACCTACAAGGACGGCACGCAAGGCGACATCGTCTGCAAAACCGTGGACTACATCGCATTCGAGGCGAAGTTCGACAAGCCGGTATCGGTGCTGGAGCAGGGACGTTTGACCTATCTGCTGTGGCTCGCGTGGCATTCGGCGCACCGTAACCAGGCGACCGATCTGGACTTCGATGCGTGGGTTGACACCGTTGACGGCATCGAGTCAAAGGACGGGGCTAATGATGTTCCCCCTTTGGAGAGTCCAGCGCCCACTGGCTGATTACGCATCTCGCGTATGAGTTCGGTCTTGACCCTCGGGTGGTCGCTGCACAATCGGCACGCCAACTGGTGACAATGGAGCGTTACCTGCATTGGCGTAACACGCAGCAGGCTGAAGCCAACAGGAGGCAGAACCGTGGCCGCTGAGGATGCTCGCATCAATATCAGCCTCACGGGGCTTGAGGAAACACTGTCGGCGTTGAAGAAGTATGACCCTGAGGCACGCAAACAATTGTTTCAGGCGGTGTCTGCTGCGACACGGTTGATTCGTGACGATGCCCGGCGCAGCATCCCGAGTGCATCGATTCCGACTGGTTGGCGTCAGCAACGTGGTATGCCACAGGGTGAAGGTTCGTGGAAGAACCGAACATTGACTCGTGGTGGTAAAGGCTGGCCGCCGTGGGAGCCGAGCAACGTGAAACGCCTCATCAAGTCCTACATGGGTAAGCGTCGGGCATCACGCGGGTCAATTATCACGACTCGAGGCATTGTCGTGAATGCATCCGGTGAGGGTGTCATTTATGAGTTTGCGAAGAAGTCGCATCGTTCGAAGCAGTTCCCGTGGGTCAACTCGGTGCCGTTCATCAATCATCTGGGGTCGATGCAGGGTGGTCGTTTGATTTGGGCTGCTGGTGAGCGTCGTAAAGAACAAGTGCGTTCGGAGATTATGAACGCGTTAGCGGTTGCGAACAGTAAACTTCAGACCGCTTTTGATGCTGTGAAGGAAGGTGACCGCTGATGCGTAAAGGCCCAGTCTTCCTTTCAGTCACCTCCAGTGCGAACCTTCAAGCTCTCGACGCGACGAACCGCAAACTACGTGAAGTCGGCAAAACAGCGAAGACCAGTGGCGGCGGGTTCAAATCTTTCGGTAAAGCCCTCGGTGCTATTGGTGGCGTTGCTGCCGTAGTCGGATTAGCGACGAAAGCGGTACAGGAAGCCACTGAGTCGTTCAAGGTGTCCGCGACCACTGAGACTATTTTGCGTAATACTGGGTTGGCCGCATCGGTTTCCAGTAAGCAAATCGGTGACCTTGCAATGCAGATTTCGAACCTGACCGGTATTGATGATGAGCAGGTTCAGGCCGCATCGAATGTGCTGCTGGGTATCAAGGGTCTTGTCCCGGCGGGTAAGGATGCGGCTTCGACTTTGGCGAATCTGACGCAGGTTTCGGCTGACCTTGGTGTGAAGATCGGTAAAGACCCGGTTGCTGGTGCACGGTTGTTGGCGAAGGCGTTGGCTGACCCGGCGAAGGCTGTGGGTGCGCTTTATCGTGCGGGTATCCCGTTGGATAAGCAGCTCGCGGATCGTGTGAAGGCTTTGGCTAAGGCCGGTCAGTTGGAGCAGGCGCGGGCACTTGTGTTGCAGCAGGTTCAGTCCTCGACGAAGGGTTTGGCTGCTGCTGTCGCTGACCCAATGACCAGGCTCACAACCATTTTCAATAATCTGCTGGAAAGTATTGGTTTGCCGATTCTTGAGGCATTGACCCCGGTCATTGGTGCGTTGCAGCCTGTGATTGAGGCGTTGATGCCAGTGTTACAGATGTTAGGTAAAGCATGGGGGATGATTATCAAGCAGATTGCGGATGCGCTGATTCCATATCTGCCCGTCTTTGCTGATTTGTTGGCTGCACTTGTGCCGATCGTGATGGATGTATTGAAGGTTGCTTTGCCTTTGTTGCCGTTGTTCCTTGGGTTGGTGCCGGTCATCACCCTTGTGGCGAAGGTTCTTGGGGCGATTCTGAAACCGGCGTTGTTCGTCATTCAGGTGGCGTTGACGGCAACGAGCGGGATTGTTGCTGGATTCTTGAAGGTGCTGTCGAAGGCTCTGGGTTGGGTGCCAGGTCTGGGCAAAGCGTTGAACACTGCCGCGAATGCTGCCGCTGACACCGCGTCACAATTGTCGAAGGTGTCGTTGGCGTCTACTGATTCGCAGCTCAGTGCCGGACTTGCTGACCAGGCAGTCAATTA